ACCGAGGGCGCTCCGGCGCTCAAGAAGAACCCCGGCGAGCGCACGGCCAAGGCCGAGGAAGAATTTCTCGCTGCTGCCGAAAAGGCCGAGGCCAAGCGCGGCCCCGGCCGCCCGCGCAAAACCGAGGAAGAAAAGCGACAGGATGATGAACGGGCCGACTTTGGCCGGAGTCCTGCCGACGCGGCGGCCCGGTCGGGAAAAAAGTGAGGCGCAATTCCCGGTTCAATCGTTTCGGAATCCCCCGCTTTTTGACGAAGGGTATCAAGCATGAACGGTAAGACCGAACACCCGCATGGCGCACCGCCGGGACAGGACAAGGATTCACCCGGTTTGGGCAAGGAGGACGCACCGGGCCAGAACAAGCCAAAGCCCGACAATGAACTGCCCGAGGAGCCGGAAGCGGAGCCGAAGGCTGAATAACGAGGCACCCGGTTAACCGGGTAATAACGGCCGGGCGGGAGCCGAGCGCAGCAATCCCGCCAACCTTCCCCGCAAATGTTCAAACGCGACAGCCCGGCGGCGGCGGTAAATTGCCGTCATGCCCATTATCCTTGATATCAATGAGGAAGGCCCGCCCAAGCGTCAGATAATTGAACTGGCGTTTAGCGAATGTGCGATGGCCGGCTACGAGTTTGGCCGCACGCCCGAGGAAGTGGCCGACGCCCTGACCAGGCTTAACCTGATGATGCACGAATGGGCGGGGATGCGCGGCATCGACCTTGGCTATAACCAGCCGACCTACGGCGTTGGCAATCCCGACGATTTGAGCGGCATCCCCTATGACACAGTTAATACCGTTGCCAGCTACCTAGCATTGCGCATTGCGCCGATGATGGGCGCGGCCTTGGGCGCGGAAGCCAAGGGCAATCTGGCGCGGAGCCTGATGTTGATTGAAGCGCATTATGCGGCCGTCCCGACCATGCCGCTTGCCGCCAACACCTTGCGCGGTGCCGGGCGCGGCAGGGGACTCTATTTTGGGCCGTTCATTAACGAATCCGCCGAGGACGTGAATCCGCCGGCTGTGGTTCCGTAACATGAAAATCCCGCTGCTTTCCGGCGTGGTTGGCGACGAGACAGCCGAGTTTCGGCAAAGCTTTCCGCTGAATTTGGAGCCGTTGCCGGTGCCCAACTTCATCGCCGCCGGGCAGCTTCGCGCGACCGCCGGCGCTATCGGCTTTGTCAGCGGGCCAGGAATTGACCGGGGCGGCGCTTACTTCAACGACATGCTCTATCGCGTCATGGGCACGCGGTTCGTTCGGCTTCGCCGGGGCAATACGATTGACGATTTGGGCGATGTTGGCGGCAGCGGGCCAGTGACGTTTGCAATCGGCCCTGACCGGCTGGCCGTGCGCAGCGAAAACCGGCTGTATTATTGGGATGAAACAGCACTTACACAAGTCACCGATGAAGACCTGATTGCGTGCAATGACGTGATTTGGATTGACGGTTATTTCATGTCCACGGACGGCAATTACGTTGTCGTCACGGAGTTGAATAACCCGCTGGAAATCAAGCCGCTGAAATATGGCGCGGCCGAGGAAGACCCCGACCCCGTTACCGGGCTGATTAAATTCCGCAATGAAGCCTATGTGCTTGGCCGCCATACCATCCAGGTATTCCGCAACATGGGCACCAGCGGCTTCCCGTTTCAAACGGTGAGGGGCGCAACAATCCCGGTCGGCTGTGTCGGCAATATGGCCAAGTGCCTGTTCGCTGACAGCTTTGCGTTTGTCGGTTCGGCGCGCGGCGAGCAGATTGGCGTTTATATGGCCGGCGCGGGCACCGCCAACCGCATTTCAACCCGCGCGATTGATGATGTGCTGGCCAAGGTGGACGACCCGAGCAGCATCGTTCTGGAAAACCGTTCGCATCGCAATGAGCGGCGGCTGTTCGTTCATTTGCCGGAACGGACGCTAGTGTTTTGTTCAAACGCAACGACCGTGCTTTCGGAGCCGATTTGGTATCACGCGCAGAGCGGCGTCAATAAGCCCTATCGGTTGCGCTATGCCGTCGAAGCCTATGGCCGCATTATCGTGGCCGACACGGAAACCGCGCAGCTTGGCAATCTCACCTATGATGTTTGCACGCATTTTGGCGAAAGCGCGCAATGGCGTTTCGACCTTGGCATCATCTACAATGACGGCAAGGGCGGCATCGTTCTTTCGCTGGAATTGATTGGACTGCATGGGCGCGCGCCGGCCGGCGTCAACGGCACCGCTTGGCTAAGCATGACGCGCGATGGCGAAACCTATACTTCCGAGCGCGCCCTGCCGATGGGCGTGGCCGGCCAACACACGGCCCGGCTGCAATGGCGGCCGCGACAATCGTTCCGCAACTTCATCGGCTTCCGCTTCCGGGGCTTTAGCGAGGCGATGCCAGGTTTCGCCGCGTGCGAAGCCAATGTGACTCCGCTGGCGGCATGACTGACGACCGCATAGCGCCCGCGATACCGCGTGATTTGCTTGAAAAATACTTCAAGGACGACCCGCGCCTTGTCTCGCATTTTGAAGAACAGTCCATCGCCGTGCAGGAAGTCGTGGACGTGAGCAGCGGCACCGTTTCGGCCACCGAGTCATTGCAGAACGCGACCGTTGTTACGCTTTCCCCCCATGCGGTTTTCAACAATGAATTTGTGCTGACGCGGGGCGACGGCACGAAGCTACGATTTGTTGCCGGCCTTATTCAGATTGATGCCGACGATACCGTTGTGCGCTGTGAGGGCGGCGGCGTGAAGCTGCTAGCGCCGGCGAACGTGACCTTGCTCCTGCCGGTTGAAGGGACGTTGGTTAGCGATACTTCGCCGGCCAAGCTTTACAGCAAGACGCTCGACAAGCCGGGCATGACCGGGCTGATTGATGCTGTCAGCAATGCGGCGGCGGCGGCGGCCGGGGTGGCGATTGGCGGCATTTACCGGGACGGCACCACGCTAAAAATCCGCATCGCCTAGCTTCCCGCAAATGTTCAAACGCGCCGCCTAGCCGCGCCCGGTAAATTCGCCGCATGGGACTCTTTGGCTCAATCGGCGGCATCATCGGCGGCTTCGCGGCCAAGAAGGCATCGAAGAAGGCGTATGCGGCCCAAAAGAAGGGCTTTGAAAAATCGGTTGACGAACAGCGGTTGCGGTTCGGACAGACGGAAGCCCAATATAATCCTTACATCACGGCCGGGCAGCAGGGGCTTGGCGGCTACGGAAACCTGGTGGGGATTGGCGGGCCGGAAGCGCAGCAGGCCGCAATCCAGCAATTGCAGCAGTCGCCTTATTATCAGTCGCTTTACCGGCGCGGCGAGGAAGCGCTGTTGCAGAACGCGAGCGCGACCGGCGGGATTCGCGGCGGCAACACGGCGCGGAGCCTAGCCGACTTCGGCGCGGACACGCTTTCCACGACGATTGACAAGCAATTGCAGCAATTGGGCGGCCTTGCCGATACCGGGCTGCAAGCGACCGGGCAGCTTGGCCAGTTTCGCGGCGGCTTGGCCGACAATCTTTCGCAATTATACACCGGCAAGGGCGCGGCCCATGCCGAGGATTATTTGCGGCGCGGGCAGATTACGGCGAACCAATGGGCGCAAGGCGGCAACTTGCTCGACCAAGCGGCGGCGGCGGTTGCCGGCGGCGTCGGGGCGGCCGGCGGCGTTGGCGCGATAGGCGCGGGCGGCGCACCATTCGATTGGAGCGCGTTCGGCAACAGCGTTATGGGGTCAAGCTTGTTCGGCGGTGGCGCGGGCGCGGGCGCGGGCGGCTTGGGCGGCGGCTATGGCGGCTTGGGCGGCGGCGGGCTGCCCGGCCCCATGTCCTACAATCCGCAAGGCAGTTTCCTTAGCAGTGGCTATGTGTCGCGTTCCGGCCAAGGCGGGATTTAGCGATGGCCGGTGTAATTGGATATCAGCCTTTGGACGTGCAGGGCGCGATTGCCTACGGCAAGGCGTCGGTTCCCGATTTTACCGAGCAGGATTTGCTTAGGAAGCAGTTGGGATTGCGCGCCGGCGAACTGGACTTGGCGAAGAACGAAGCGGTGACAAAGGCCGCACGGCAGCACGCCTACCAGGAAGCCGTGTCCAAGCTTGACCAAACCGGCGAGCAAGGATTGTCGCAACTGGCAATCGACTTTCCCGAACTGGCCAACGAATTGAAGGCCGCCGGTGAAATTCGGGACAAGGCCAGCAGCGCAAAGCTGTTGCGTGAGGGCGGCGAGGCAATCTCTGTCGCGTTGCGTGACCCCTTCGCCGCCGCTGACTACTTCCGCAAGCGCAATGAGGCCCGCGTTGCCAGTGGTATGCCGCCCGACGACGACGACGAAAACTATGCGCAAGCCTTTGAGAGCGGCGACGAGGATTTAATCAAGAATACCCTCCTGTCCATGGTTGCGGAAATTCACTCCAAGGGTGGCGACACCAAGGAACTGATGGACGCCCTTAAGCAGCGCTACCCTGACGCAACCGCCGATATCAAAAATTTTGAATATTCGCTGACGCTTGAACCGGAGGAACGCGCTGGATTTGAGCGTTCCCGCGAAAAGCCAATCGTGATGATTGACGAGGACACCAACGAACCCGTTGCGGTCAATTTGAGTGACATAGCGCAATACAGCCCGGCCGGCGGCGGCGCTGGCCTTGTCCAAGGCGACCAACCGCGCGGCTATGAGAATTTGCCCGGAAACCAGGGCATCCGGGCGCTGATGGGGCCGCAGCAATCCGCCGTTGCGCAGGTTTTGGGCGGGAAGCTGCCCGCGCCGGTTGTCGCCGGGTTTATGGGCAATTTCCATGTCGAAGGCGGTTATGGCGGCGCAAGCGGCGACGGCGGACAGGCCGCCGGCATCGCGCAATGGCATCCCGACCGGCAGAAGGTTTTCGAGAGCATGATGGGCAAGCCGGTTTCGGAAGCTTCCCCGGAGGAACAGGCTAAATTCGTCCTGTTTGAAATGGAGCATCCCGAGGCGGCCGGCATGACGGTGCAGCAGCGCGACCAAATTTTGAACGCCAAGACTCCCGCGCGCGCGGCCATGCTGATTGACAAGTTTTACGAGCGTTCGGCCGGGAAGCATCGCAAGCAGCGAATTGCTGCCGCCAACCGCTACGGCAAGGGCGGCGGGCAAACGCCGAACCCGGCGCTAATCCGCAAGATGGCGCTGGATGCAATCGCCAAAGGAGCCGACGAAAACGCAGTGCGCGAACGAGCGGCAAGCTTGGGAGTAACGCTATAATGGCCGGCCCAATCAATCCCTTTGAAGACTTGCTGCCGGGCACCGGAGCCGGGCCGGCCGCCGCCGCGCCAGCGATGCAAACCAGGCGGCTTCGGCTCAAGCCGAAGGACGAGCCGGCCGCGCAGACGCCCGCGCAGGCGCGCGGGGACGAACTATCCAATCAATTGAAGCAGCAGGAGTTGGACGAAAAGAAGCGCAAAGCCGATTTGCTTAACCGTAGCAGCGCCGATGCAGTGAAGGTTCTTATGACGGAATTGGGCACGGCGGCGGACGCTCACCGGCTTTCGCGCACCAATCCCAATTCAGTCGGTTGGGGCAACTTTGCCTTTAGCCATGTGCCGACCAGCAATGCCAAAACCATGAACGGCTATTTGCAGACTTTGGGCGGGAATATCGCCTTTTCAGCTTTG